AGCATAATCTTTCACGCGTGCGTGAAGCTCCGGTGGGATACGAACAAGTAGAGGTTTTGACTCTGACATGAAAGAATAATAGCACACTAAGCTAGTGCTTGCAATCCGATATCATCCGTGATAATATAGCGGTACTCAATTCCTTCGCGCATTCGCGCAACTGCATGGCCCCGGTAGGCGTGCCGGGGCCACACTTTTCAAGGAGACAGCATGCTTATCAGGACCGGAAAGTATCCAGAAGTTTTACGCAATAGGCCGAATGACGAGCGCATCTCGGTTACTCGCCAGGACGACACTCTAGTTATCCTGGGTGTCAACCCGGATGTCAAGGTGGTTGCAACCGATGTCATTCTGCTCGATGACGGAGTGTTCTATCAGGCAGTTATGCCGCCGACATCACCGATGAGCGACAAGCCGCGCAAGCGCATCGTCGGCCTCGTTGCCTACGAATCGCTATTCAATCCAGACATCGAGATTCCAGAGCGCCTGGACGACAACAAGCTGGAGGGCTGCGTCACCATCGCGCAGGTAGTCGAAAAGTGCCTACCGGCGAACTGGCGACTGACAGCAGAGCAGCAAGCGGAACTGCCTGCTTACATCGCCGAATCAATCGCCCGTTGGCAGGCACTGCGATCTGACCTCATCGAAGAAGAAAAGCCGGAACGCCCACGCGTACACCCGGCTGACATTGATTAAGCGTCGGCTCAGCACAAATTGGAAGGCTCCCTACGGGGAGCCTTTTTTGTTACCTGGTACCTGGGGTATAAAATTTGTACCCCAGGGGTTCAGAATTTGGACCCCGATCTTATTAAAGATACTTCTTAAAGAAACATTCCGGCAGCGCCGGATTGCTAAATGAAAAGAGGCCCTCCGTAGAGGACCTCTCTTCGAGACAGTGCGGCGGCTACGTTACAGCTATAGCAGCCACGGGGCGTACGTTGTCGGAGCGGCTCGTCCAGTCGCCGGAGCGAGGTTGGAGACGCCACCATCAACGTGGTACACCGATGCGGGATCAGGATCGCGGAGCGGGAGTCGACGTGAATACTTGATGTCCTGAATCTTCGCTGCAAGATGCGGGGTCCTCAGCACGACCCGAGTATCAATCTCCGCACGCAGCTTGAAGCAGGTATAGTCAGTCTTCCAACTCCACAGGAACCGACCTTGGTCAGTGAACCACGTCGCAAGGCCAGGAACCAGATTACTTTGGGGAACGCCAAGGCGATGGTCAAGGTATTCCCAATACAGAACGGGCATTCCGCCGACGATGCTGAGAGGCAGGAAGTAGATGCTCGAAGCAAACTCATCCGCCAGTAGCCCGGCGCCAGACTGGTTGTTCTGCTCCACAATACCCGTATCCAGAACCACGTTGTATCGCTTGCCGTTCAGGTCCAGATAAAGGCCCTGACGCATGGCGTCACGATCGCGAACGTTCTCACGCGCATCGAGGATGACACGGTGCTCTGTGCCAGTGATGGTCGTGTAGTCCGGTTGAGTATTGTACTGAATCGGCCACATTGCAGAAACGGCGCGCCACGCCTGCGGACGCATAACGATGACCCACTCAACTGGATCAACGCCAGTATCCATGGCGAGGTTCTCCAGGTAGTCGACAACTTCTTCCATCGCTCCTACCAGATCAGCACCACCGTCGACGGCCTGGTAAGCAAAGTCCCAAATGGTCGAATCAGCACCGGGTAGAAGAACGCCAGTATTCTGCGCGTCCGTCTGGCCAGTCGCTACTTGAGCGTCGATACCTGGAAACTCGATATACCCGCCACCAGCGGTGTCATTTGTGCCGTTGCCAAGGCCCTGCCACAGCAGTTTGGCCATCTTGCGCTCAAAGCGAACGCCCATGGTGATCATCTCGGCCTTCGTCACCATGTCCAGGAGCCCTTCCTCTGTAATCTGATTCGGGTATAGAACACCCCGATTATCAGGATTAAGGATGCTGCCAATCAACTGCAGATCCATGGTCTCACCGCTATTCACTTGGAAGAGCGTATCAGGAATACGAATTTCCTTTGAGCCACGGGCCACGCGGCCAAATTTGGCAGTCAGTGTACCCGATTTGACGTACCCGCTAGGGGCATCGTCACACGGGTTCACAGGCTCAGAACCAATATCGTCAGAGAATCCAGTCAGCAGTCCGAAGAACGGGTTCGTCGAGTTACTCGGGTATGCCGGGAGCAGTTGCCCCAAGCCACGCGAGTTGACGTGCAAGCTGATAATTGGTTCCTCTAGGCCGGGAGTGTTGAACAACCCGCCCGGTCCATGCAGGAGCGTGCCCTGGTTATAGCCATCGAGGGCCTTCTCCTGGGAACGCACGTAGTTGTAGAAATCCCGCAGGACATCATTGCCATCACGCTGACCTCTACTGTTAGCCAGCGCAGGATTTGCTAATTGCATTGCATATCTCCTTTCAGTTTCTCACTGAACTACTGGCCAGTCTGGTCAGCACCAGCGACGATAAGTGTCTTACCACTTCGCTGGCGGTTGATGAACCCGGCGATGGTCGGGGGGGCGGCAACGCCCACGCCTGCAGGCGTATCTTCCTCGCCCTGTTTGGATTTGTTGTACAGGCCGCGCTCTTCAGCGCCATTCAGCCTTGCACCTTCAGTTCCAATCACAGAGCCAAGTCGTGCTGCCATCCAACCCGACATAGATGCGACGGGTGTGTCGGCTGCTTTCTCAGCAATCCGAGCACTATCGGCCTCTTTCAGTTGCGCAATCTCGGCTGTCTGCTCGTCCAGTTGCTTCTGAAGCTGCAAGAAGCGAGCCTCCTGCGCAGCCGCGAAGTCGGCAAATGCTTGTTCAAGCCCTGCCGTCATTTCTTTTGCAAACTGCTCGAAGTTTGCCGGGACTTCGAAGTCGGACGGGTCCATGTCCACTCCGGTCTCAGCAACCTCTGACTCAACTTCCTCGGACGCGCTGGCAACCTCTTGGTCTTCCGCTTCGGTCTCATCGGTTTCAGTCTCTTCAGTCTCAACCTCTTCGGTCTCGACCTCTTCGACTTCTACTTCATTGACCGTAGCTTCAGTTTGGTCGCTCATAGTCGTCTCCTTTCTTGGGATTCGTGCTTCTTCGGCAAATCCATCCAAGTCATCCAGTAGCCTTTCGATTTGTGCCACTGTTTCCTCACCTAAGTCTTTAGTCATGCGCTCCAGCTTGCGCTGTGGTATTTGCATGACAACCTCCTTCTTGAAGGCTCCAAACGTAGTGCCAATGTTCGCAGCCTCATCATCAGGTAACACAGTAAATTCAGTGGATATGTAACCTGAAATAGTATCTGGCTGCCCCATCTCAAATTGCACCATAATATCAGGCATGCCATGCGACATGCCGTGTAACGTGTCGCTCTTGCTTATAGCCTCGAAGACACTGGAATAAACCTCGCCCTCATGCTGCTTTCCCATTGCAACAAGATAGCCACGCTCGTCAAAAGCAACATCAGTAGCGTAACCAATCGGAGCGGGAAGGTGCCAATACCAGAGGTCAGGTGTTCCACGTTGTGCGATCTCCTTAAATAGCTGACCAGCTTTGCCAGGTATGTCAACTAACGGGGATGTGGCAATGATCTCGCCATACTCCCCCGAATCGATCATCTCAACAAAGCGCCTGTGCGCTTTCGACATGATAATTTGCGAATGCTTATCGAGCCAGTTGTTTGTGACAATACCGGCCCAGTGCCAAACACCGTCTATCTGCTTTACGAAAAATCCGTTCATTGACTTCTGAACATTGGCATAAAGCGCTCGCATGTGGTCGACCGCATCGCTGCGACTCGTGTGGCACTTCTCAACCTTACCGTCTGGTTGCCGCACAACGCAATGCTTGCCGCCACGTTCCTGTATTTTCCAAGGCATAATAACAAAAAGGGCCACGCGTTTCCACGTAGCCCTGTCAGAGCACTTGTCTACTTGTATGACTATAGCACAAGAAAATCCAGCGTGTCAATTACTCAGCGAAATTAGTGCTAATGCCGTCTCGCTAGTCATGCCTACCTCAGAGAGACGCTTTGGACTAATTCTGAGCAACTTGTAACCAGGCGCAGTCACATCAACTTGCTTGCCATTTTTGTCGACTATCCATAAAACGGGCTTGTTCTTGTTGACGGACACTCGAACAGTGAGGTTTGCAAACCCGTTATTGCCATGGCACGCAGCCTGGAGAGCCTTGACAAGCTCTACCCACTCCCAATGAACATCCTCTGGCACGGGATCATTCTTCCGTAGGAACTTCTTCTTGCTCATCATTCTCCTTGCCTTGCTCTTCCTCATCCTCGGCCTCGGTGTCCTGACGTATCTGAGCCATAGCTATCTTCTCGTACTCACCGGCCAGCCACTTGAGTGCAGCGTATGCTTCTTGTGCCCGACGCTTCTGAGCTTGTGAGCCAGCAGCCATTATCTTGTAGCACTCTGCCATCTGAACGTGTATCCAGGCGACCATTAGCGTTGGGTCATTCGACTCAAAGTGCAGCGGGTCGGACTCGCCGGGTTGCAACAGTAGCGTGCGGATTACTTTGTCATCACTGTAGAACAGCGTAGCGACTGGCGATCCGTCTTCGAGCATACCGTCAGCAAGTTGCTGCCTGACAAATTCTTCGCGAGAGATGGCCTGGTCTTCCAACATGATACGCCGATGTGCCGATGTGTCGAGAATCTCGTACTGAGCAAGTCGCTCAACAGAACGCGAACGGATGTCAGCAATGTTGGCCTGCATCATTTCCTGCTCGTCGTCCTGTTCAAGGAAGACTGGCCTGATATACGGAGGGCACAACTTAAACTCTAGTTGCTCCTGCAGATCATTGATGAAATCGATCGGCAGTCGACCGCGCGATTGCATGTTGCTGATTTGCTCGCTCGCTTTACTACCACCAACCGGCCAGATGTCCTGAATTTTCAGGCCCCAGGCAAACGCAATCGCGTACATGGCCATCAGCGTGCCAACTTCCTCGTCGAATGGGTCGAAGTTGTTCAAATCGTGACTGTCAAGCTCCACGCCGTTACCGCCGATATACACGTTCATACCGAAATGCTGTAGACCAAGATTGTCTTGCAACTTGTTAGCCGCCATAAATGCAGCAATCATCTGCTCTGGCGTGATGTTGTCGCCGACAAACACTTTCGTTCCCGGTCGGCGTCCCATCTTTTCCAGCTTGTAAAGAATCTGCCCAGTCAGCACCTCGCCTAGCAAGTGACTACGTGACACGCTGCCAAGACCAACACCACTCTTCTGCGTAAGCCCCATGGACATTTGCGACATGTAGATGACGCGAGATGAGTGCAACTTGTAGCGCTTATCATCCCTGTCGACATAAGCAACCGGGTATTCCTGATCACCAGTTCGTCGAGAGCGCAATGATGAGAGATGACGGACACCCCACGGCATACCGAGTATTGGCCCGTCTTCTGGACCATCCCCCATAACCTCCATGAATCCACCATTATCTGTAACGAGATAGTCAAGGATAAAGCGCTTCATTGCCATGCGCAATCCCTCACCACCCTCTGATACGCCACGCACCATCTTGCCGAAAAAGATGGCTCGGTCAACTTGTGATGTGACTGTTCTGTCTCGGGGAAGGAATTGAAGAGGAATGTTTGCCAGTTTGGTAAGCGCCGTGTATGCCAGGCCGCTCAGGTGATCCGATTTAAGCATCATCTCGTACAGCTTGCGATCACGCAGCACACTCCACCATGGAGGAAGCGCGTCACCAGTTGACACGAGCGCCGTCTGAATTGGATTGAATGCGGATGTCACATCACCACGTGAATAATACTTTTTCCTAACTGCTTCTAATGCTTCAAGGAACTGTCCGTCAGCCACGAATCCCTGCCTTTCTCAGATAGTCTGAGTATTTCTTCTCGAACTCTTCGTTAGCTGCTGCAAGTGCCTTGCGCACTGCCTCGAATATCTCATCCATGTCTACGCCCGGTGCGGCGACATCTGCAGGTAACGGCTCGCCAAACGAGATAAATGTTGTGAGATATCGCAATGCGTCGATCGCGTGATTGAACGCGTCTATCGGCGTGTTCTTCTTTCGCGGATCGTATACGTAACTGCGAAACTCCCATCTCGTATGTTCCAAGTCTGGCGAAACAATCAGCCTGCGCATCCCGTTCTCATCCGCACCTACCCAACTGCGCAACTCATCATTGCCGCTTTCTATTTTGGTGCGGAACGGGATCGCGTTAAGTCCGAACTCTGTAAGGTACCTGCCAAGTGTCGGCGATGCCCCATCATACACCACATAGATAGGCGGAGGCCACTTATTCGCCATAGAGACATCGAGCACTTGTGCGATATGTGGCCCATACATCATACGAACCTCGAAATCCTCGTGGAATATCGCCAACTGGTCGTTGGGCCGCTTCTGACCCATCAGAAAAACGCGCGGATTACTGTCCGCTGTGAAGAATCCCGTCTTGCCACGCGTACCGGCATAGCCATCATCCGCCACCCAAACAACTGGACCTCCGCCAGGTATGTAGTCCGCCTGGCGCACAACGTTTCCGCTGAGTGGGTTCGGATTGGAAACTTTGTGATATCTGTCTTCCCAGGTGTCAATCACCTTGCCGATGCCATCTGTCCAGTCACCTTCCCACATTCTTGCGCGCGTGATGCCTGTCGTCATATTCATGGTGGCTGTGTAATCTTCCTGGTCGATCTCATCATTCATCGTCCAGTCAGAGTAGTAGTATGTAGCTTCGCCACCCATGATAAGACGCGTATGTATCCAGTGCATGTGCGCGTCCGGATTACACGTCAAAATAATCTGCGACCAGCCAGCCGCTCGGCCACGCGTGCGGGTCAGGACATAGTTGAAGTCCTCCTCCTCAAACTCCGTGGCCTCCTCAAGCCAGATGATGTCAGCATCACCCTTCTGTCCAAGACTTTTCCACCCTTCTCTCTGTCGCGCTGTATTCATTCCCTTGAAGAGCAGTTCGGAATATTGACCGTCCGGGTGCTCGTACACAACGCGATTCTTGCGCGCCTGATAACGGCAACGCGGTTCGTGATCTATGTTAATTACCGTGTCGAGAAAAAGGTTTATGGTACCCTGGTCCATGTCCTCCTCGACCTTACGAGCGACCACTGCGGTCGCACCAGGATACTGTAGAAGAAATCCGTGAATCTTGTTCGCAGCCAGAAAAGACTTCCCACCACCCGGCTTGCCGGATAGCAGCATCACCTTACTGCGATCGAGGAATGGCGCCCACTGCCAATCCTTCGGATGGAAGCCAGGGATTGGCGAGATGGCTTGCGATAAGCCTAGTTGCGCCACGCGTAGCCACCTGCTATAATGATATCAATACGATATAAGGAGTGTATCATAGCAATGCTAAAGCAGT